GTAGTTGACGCATTAATCAGAAAAGCTAAATTGTCAGAAATTAGACAAATATTAGCAGATTCAGGTTCCCGAGAATTTGACGATTTATTTAAATATATTTATGACAAGTCATCAACATTGTTTGGTAACAATGAAGGTGAAGCAATACTTATTATTGCTAAATATCAATATGAATATACATTTGTATTAGAAAAAGAAATTTGTGTAGCTGCAATGTTAAATAAATTATTAAAAATATGTTAAAAATACCAGTAGTAAAAGATAATATAAATAAAGCTCTAAAACATTTTAAAAAAAAATTTAGAGACACACAAGTATTAAAAGAACTTAGAGAACGTAAAAATTACACTAAACCTTCAGCAAAGAAAAGAGTTCAAAAAGACGAAGCAATTAGAAAATTAAAAAAACAACAAGACGATGAATAACCCCCAACAACAAATGCAAGTAGACATTAGCAAAACAACACCTGAAGTTTGTGAATCATGTGGAAATGATACATTTACACAAGTATATAAAATACGTAAATTATCAGCATTATTATCTCCAACAGGACAACCAACTATGATACCAATGCAAGTATTTTGTTGTGTTAAATGTGATAATATTAATTCTGCCTTTTTACCTAAAGAATCAGAATAATGAATCCTTTTGAACACGTTAAAAATTTACATACTAAAAAAAGACGTTGGGAGGATTTTAACGACGAAGAAAAAAAGTCATTTAATGTTTTTATAATTAATAAGACTTTAAGTTTTAATCCTAATTATCTTAATATAGTTAACATGGTTCAAAATTACACAGGTTTAAATCAAGTGTTATCTCAAAAAGAAGTATTTAATTTATATTATTCACTTTTACCAACTAAATTTAGATTTTATAGATGGATTAAAGGAGAAAAAACTAAAAAAGATAAAGAAAAAGCAGAATATTTGGCTATCCACTTTAATGTTAGTACAAGAGAAGCATATGATTATTTACAAATATTAGATAAAAAAACAATAAAATCAATAATTAAAAATTATAAAAATGACACATCAAGAAAGACTATACAGAGCATTAAAAAGTGAATGCCAAGCAGATGTTAATGAAGCATTATTAACATTAGATATGTGTATGACAAATTCAACTGCAATCGGTGAACATACATCAAAACATTTTTTAGAAGAAGCAAGTAAATCATTACATAAACTAACAGAAGCTGAAGATAGATTAAATACATTAGAATCTTATGTAAAAGGATCTAGCTTATTTAATAAAAATAATTAATTAAAAATGTCAGATATTAAATTCACAAAAGAAGACAACGAAGCAGTAGAATGGTGTGAAAAATCATACCCAGAATTAACTGCTGAATATAAAAAAATTATGATGGAGCAATATATTTTGTTCTGTAAAAAACATCGTAATTATGGTACTGGTAACATTAATGTTGGTACAAATTTAGACACAGATGGTGATGTTAAATTAGCATTAACAGGTTTATGGTTCAGAATGAATGATAAAATCCAACGTCTAAGACAATTAGTTATAAATGGAGAACCAGACACAGTAGGTGAATCATCAATAGATACTTACCAAGACTTGTCAGTTTATGGTATAATAGCTCAAATAGTTTCTCAAAGGAAATTCAAGTAAAACTTGGCTAAGCCAAATATTTTTCGTATCTTACCGGTATGAATATAATAGAAAACATTAGTAAAACTGTAGTCCCTGAAATGGATTGGGCTACGGAAAAAAACATCAGTTACACACAATTATCCGCTTGGATGGAATGTCCCCACAGATGGGCAGAAATGTACATTGATAAAGTTAAAACACCACCTAATATTTATTTTTCGTTTGGTACCGCAATGCATGAAACTCTCCAAGAATATATGGAGTTGATGTATAATAAAGGTCAGCAACATGCTGACGAATTTGACGCACATAAACATTTCCAAGAAGGTTTTTTAGGTCTATATAAAGGTGACGTTGAGAAAGTAGGAGGTGTACATTTTGCCACCCAAAAAGAATTAATCGAGTTTACAAATGATGGTTTAGAAATTATTGATTTCTTCCTAAAATACAGACAAGATCACTTTCATAAGCATGGTTGGAAATTATTAGGTATTGAAATGCCTGTATTATTAGCACCACATGAAGATTACCCAAATGTTAAATTAATGGGTAAATTAGATTTAGTTATGTTCGATGAAACAATGCACAGAGTAGTTATTTGGGACATTAAAACATCGACTCGTGGTTGGACTAAATACGATAAAAATAATAAAATAAAAACATCCCAAATGGTAATGTATAAAAAATATTTCGCAGAACAATATAATATACCTGTAGATAATATTGATGTTAGATATTTTATAGTTAAACGTAAAATACCAGACAACCCAAAATACCCTATAATGAAATCTCGTATTCAGAAATTTGAACCATCAAGTGGTAAAACAACACAAAACAAAATGGTTAAAAACATGAGGGCATTTATAGAAGACGTATTCATTGACGGGTCTCATATGTATGACACAGATAATATAGACACAATTCTAGCAAAAACAGACAAATGTAAGTCTAAATGGTGTCAAACATGTAGATAAAATGAAAGAACGTATATTTCCATTCATAATAGCGCTTTCAGCGCTATCTGTGTCCGCATCAGCAGCTTTTTACTCTGTATTTGGTTTAGCCCATTTATTTGCGGGAGCTAGCACACAAGTAATAATAATGGCAGGTGCTTTAGAAGTAGCTAAATTAGTTGTAGCTTCTCTTTTATATCAATATTGGGATACTATTAATAAGTTACTTAGAGCGTATTTTGTAATAGCAACTTTTACCTTAATGGTAATCACATCAGGTGGTATTTATGGTTATTTGTCAGGTGCATATCAAGAAACAGCCACACAATCAGAATTTTTAGATAAACAAGTAGCAATTATAGATCAAAAACGAACTAGATTTATAGAACAAAGAGATGATCTTAAAATTACAGTTAAAGAATTAACTACGGCTCTTTCAAATCCTACTATGATACAGTATGTAGATAAAGAATCAGGTCAACTAGTTACTACAACTTCGTCTCGCCAGCGTAAATTATTAGAATCGCGTTTAAACGCATCCAAAATCGATCTTGACATAGTCACTGATTCCATATCTGCATTGGATATACGCGTATTAGATGCGCAAATAGGTAACGAATCTGCACGTGAATTAGGCCCACTTAAATATATGGCTACATTAACAGGTCAACCAATGGCTACAATAGTTAATTGGTTTATGATATTAATTATATTTGTATTTGACCCACTAGCTATTGCAATGGTTGTGGCAGCTAATATGGCTTTTGCCCAAGTAAAAGGAGTTGCAAGAGATCCTAAAGATTACGAGGTTTATAAAAAAACTTTATATACAGATAATGATGAAAAAAGAATGGATATAATTGGTCAAAATGGTAATGATGGTTTACATTATGAAGATGATGTAGTTGCTGATAAAGAAGCAGAACCTATAATACAAGTAAAAGAAGTTATAAAAGAAGTAATTGTTGAAAAAGAAGTACCTGTACTCCTAAGAAAGAAAAAACCACCAACTAGACCTAATAATCCTTGGGGATCTCCTGGTGGAGCTAGGTAACGGTTTTTAGAACAACTATATATGTATATGTGAATATACAATAAAATATTATGCAAAAACACGATTTAAAGTTAACAAGTGTAAAAATAGTTGAACACTTATTTGAAGATTTTAAGGTTTCATCAATTAGATATAAGTTTAATTTACAAAAGTTAGCAAACAGAGCAGTACATTTATACTTAACAGACGAAGAATTTCGAAAGAAATTACACAATCATACCGACTTAACAGTAAGCGGTAGTTTATAAATTTAAAAAAAAGGTTATATGAAAGAAGGTTATATCCCACAGGATCAACGAAAAACAATACTTTTATTATCAGATGATATTCGTACACATAGTGGTGTAGGATGTCAATCAAGAAACATAGTATTAAATACAGCTCACCGTTATAATTGGGTTAATTTAGGGGGAGCAGTTAAACACCCAGACACTGGAAAGGGATTTGATTTATCACAAGATGTTAATAAAGAAACTGGATTACAAGATTCAAATGTTAAAGTAATAGCAACAGAAGGCTATGGTAATGAGAGTCTATTGAGACAAATAATAAATACAGAAAAACCAGATGCTATAATACATTTTACAGATCCTCGTTATTGGGTTTGGATGTATCAAATGGAAAATGAAATTAGACAACAATGTCCATTAGTTTTTTACACAATTTGGGATGATTTACCTTATCCTATGTGGAATAGAAATTTTTATCGTTCTGATGATATGTTATTAGGAATATCTAAACAATCTACAAACATTGTTAAAAATGTATTAAGAGATC